ACTGCCAGGATCACGTCGCCAGTAGGTGAGTGGAATGTAATCGGCTTGAGCGGGCCAGTCGTGCCAACGATAGCCCACGGCATAGCCTTCTCCATGTTGCGCATGTACTCGCCGTTCGCGTAAACAGCGTAGCCGGACACCGACAACCTGATCATATGCTTCGTAGTCTTGGTGGCCTCAAGGTCGATAGCCGTGTCCATGACGCAGCCGATATGCTCAAGCTCAAACGTGGCCCGTGTGCGCTCGCCCTCCATCAGCATGTGCAGGTTAGGGATAGGACGCCCAGTCTGGCACGCGTACATGACTAGCACGCCAGCCTTCTGCGACACTGCAACGAGGATGTCCTGCCGTAACATCGGCAAGTCTCCATCACGCAGATGCGCAACCTGCAAGTCCTGCAGCATAGTCTTCGGCAAGTCAACGAGCATGCGCCCGACGTTGCCATAGTCCTTCGGCGCACCATAGCGAATCATGCTGAAGCTATCGGTCACGTATATGAACCCGTCCTGCACGTGCCCAGTTGCAAGCACGTCATCATGACCGCGCACCTTCCGCTCATTCTTCACAATCTCCGCCGCGCCGGGTAGTTCCAGCTTGTGCGGTGACGTGAGTCCGATACGGTCAAGGTTATCCATTATGTGATCGAACGCGGCCAGTGTGACAGCGTCACAATCGAACATGACCATGCCGCTAGTCTCGCCGTTACACTCGGACAGTGGCACGATAGCGCACGTGGCAGGATGTGAAGAATAGCTGTACTTACTCGCCTTCACCGCGACATACCCGCCGGGTACCATGATGCTCTCACCGCTGACGCTCTGCCGCCCGCCCGTGATGCGCCGTGCGTATGCTTGCATGGACTTGGTTACTGGAGATTGTGTCTTAGTGTTCATGGTATAGCCTTCCCGTGATTGTGATTAAAGCGTTCGATATTCGCTATGACTTGTTGACCTTGACTGAACGCGTGCCCGTAGACTCTGCCACGTAGCGAAGCACCCACTTCTCACTCGCCGCCATGGCGTCCAGCGCCTTGAGGTCAGCCTTGTGGAATACAATCGGCAGCATGTCGGGACGCTTACGCTTGAGCGCCCGATACAGTAGCTCATTATTGATTGCGCGAACCTTTGGTGCCTTGGTGACTGTCACGCCACCATAGACGCCCGGATCTGCAGCTTGCAGCTTGCCCTTCAGCGGTGCTTGCAAGTCCTTGCACGCGCTCACGATAGCCTCAAGCGCTGCGTACTCGGTACCCATAGCGTCTAGGCTACGTGCTTTAGAATCTGGCACGCTCTGCACGATATCCAACGCGGCCTGCATAGCCTTCCCGCGTCCGTCCCTAGACTCCAGCGCAGTAGCGATAGAATCCATCAATGCCTGCATGTCGGCAGTTACCTGCCCGGTAGTTTCCGTCTTCATGATCTAGCCTTCCAGTTTGTGTATTGATTAAATGTCGTAGTAGCTGCGCTCTTCCGATGCGCGCTCTTCCAAGTCTTCGCGCATAGCATCGGCGCTAGGCCAACACTCGCGGATCTCCTCGCATGCCATTGATCCATCGGGGAATACCCACCCGGTAGTCCACCTATCTACATCCGTGAACATTGCCACGATACCGATGCTTGCAAGCCACGCGGTGATCTCTGCATAGGATCCACTCCAGCCACTATCTCCATCGGTTCCTTCCAGCATGCGCACTGCACGCTCTGCCAGAGTCTCATTAGCCTTAGTCATGGTATTCCTTCCGTTAGTTCCAATACTCACAATATCGCCGATGTCGGACGCAGTCAAGACGGTAAGTCATCATTAAGCCGCTTGACACGCTTGGACGTAGGCCCAAACCTTCCCGCCAGATTCTGGCCAGCCACCCAAACCTGCGCCTGTACGTCACGTGGTGACATCCGCATACCTGCAGCTAGTTCCCGCACCGCATCAGCCAGCGCCAGATACTGCCACCCGTTAGGCGCAGTCTGCGAATCCATCCCCGCTAGCAATAGCATATGAACGTCAATCGTGACAGCGCTAGACGTTGCGTCAAATAGGTTACGCGCATATGCCCAACGCTTAGACGCGTCATAGCTATACCGTAGCGTCGAACCTTCAGCGCATGCAGTAGCCGTATCCCTAAAGGCTTGCATAGGATGAGGCTTGCAATCACTATCGCCTAGCGCAGCGGGCAGGTACACGTCCCGTGCGTGTTCCCACTTGCACCGTGGAGATACTGCCGATGCAACCTCGCACGCCTTCCACGCATCAGCTCCGTACCGTTCACCGATAGACTTGACCGCTAGACCCTCCAACCGATACCAGTCTGCAGCATCGGCTAGCACGTCACCGTCCGCCGTGTCAAGGATCGCCTGATATCGCTTGAGCGCGTCACGCTTAAGTTTCCGGTATGCCTTCGCGGTGCGATTCTGCCATTCCCGCGAATCGTCTAGCGGTGAAAATATCGCATAGCAACCGAATCCGATTAACGCGTTGCGAAGCGAGTCATGTAATCGCTCAAGGTTAGCCTGCGAGATATCCGCGACAACTACCCGCGCACGTTTCCCAGCATACACACCGATAGCCTGCCGACAATCCGTCGCACCGTTACGCGCTAGCACTGCCGATACATAATCCACCGATGCACCGTTACAATCCACCGATACAATCGCGCGGTCAAGTCTTACCCTGCCATAGTCTCCAGCGGCATATCGTGCGCTACAGAACACCTCACACTGTACTACACGCTTACCCGCCTGCAGCCAATGCCCGGCGTCGTCTCCCGTGTAGTAAATACCGTCTATGATAGTTGCCGCCCGTGTCATAATGTAACCGCCTTCAAGTCACCGTTAGAATCCAATACCCCTAGTTCGGGCACGTCTGCACAGTAGAACACCGTGAACGCGTTAGGCCCAAACTCGGCTTCATAGCACGCGGCATCAGCCGGGCCACTAAACGTCACTAGTGTTGCAAGTAGAAGCGCCAGCATCACGCACCCCACTCAAGCCGCGCCTGTAGTTGCGCAATCTTCCACGCCTGCCCGGCGTCAAGCGTGATCACGTTATCTCCTGCAACGTCCTGTAGTTTCACGCGTACCCGTACAATCGGCACCGCTCGTGGCAGTTCCACCACGTCGCACAGACAATGACCGTCACAATGCGCACCGCCTTCCACGTGCGCCAGATACGTGTCACTCACAATAGTCTCAAGTACTCGCATAATGTAGCCTTCCCTATAGATTGTTGACCGTTGACCTAAGCTAGTGCAGCCGCGCCACACTCAAGCATAACCCGCATGTCAGTAATCAGTTCAAGCGCAGCGTCAACCGAATCAGCCGCGCACACGATAGCCTCCGGCGTACCCGTAGCAAACCCGGTACCCTGCCGCAAACCTGCAGCGAATAGCCGCTCAATCGTACTAGCAGACACGTTCCCTCGTGCAGTAAAACCGCGCACACCAAACATATCTTCTGCAATCGCGTCACTAGTCAAGCGTGCTAGAGTCTCGCGTGCAGCACGTACAACCGCTGCAGGTGATCCACTAGCAATCTGCGCCACGTTACCATTAGCACTGTAAACATAGAGATTAGACATGGAATAGCCTTCCGTTATGGTTTGATCATTACCCGACATGCGCCGGATCATACGCACGTCAACGTGCGCACGATTCGATGCACCAACGGTACAATCTTCCCGAACCTGCCAGCGGTATCCACCTGCCAGCCCAACCTATACGCGAGCATCCCCGCTATGTACGCACGTTCCCTACAGAATCGCGCGCTTGAACGTATGATCAATAACCGGCGCGATATCTTCCCGAGTACCCTCAAACGATAGGCTCAAGTCAACCGCACCACTATGTACCCGAATAGTGCGCGCTACAGTATCGCGCCGATTCTTCCCGCTATTGCGTGCCGTCAATGGCTGCTCGGGATATCGCGCACCGATAGCATCCGCCAATCTCGCACGTTCCCGTTCCCGCCTGCCTAGCCTACGCGTAGCCACTAGAGCACCTCCAGAGTCAACACGCCACCATACGCAGCAGCATCCGCAGAGCGTGCCCAAATAGCGCGCAAATCTTCAGAGCCAAGAACCGCCAAGAGAGTCAAGCGCGCCCTAATGATTCCATTACAGTCAGTAAGAGTCAGTATCACGTGTAAGCCTTCTAAGTAAGTGGCCAGTAGGCCGTTCAACCTTATGACCTAAGTATCGACCTAACCTAGCCATTCCAATAGTCTGTTTGGTAGAGGGGCCGACTTTCCCTCTCTTTTTTCCCTCCTCCTCCGGGTTTTTCGCCTGATCCGCTATGGCGTTCTATGGTTCGTTACGTGGTGTTTATTTACTGTGGTCGTGTGCGCGTGTGCGCGTAGGGATTGGCTATTCTTAGTGTGTTGTACTTTCTACAACAGGGTGTCGTGGTTGGTTTCATTCCCCCCTGTGGGAAAGTGAGGGTTTTTGGCTTAACCATGCGGATTGCATTTTTTGCAATAATGTTTGTGGGGTGGGTGTTTTGTGGCTGGAATCCCGCATTGCGTCGTTGGCCTGCGCGTGGATGTGGCGTTATTTCTGGTATGCGCTTATTTACCGCAATGGTGAATAAGCTTGATTTGGTGATTGTGGGTTTGGTATGATTAGTGGGCATGGGTCACTGCCATGTTGAAGCGGGATGCACGCGGAGTGCTGTGATAAGTCGGAGCCTTGGCTGCCCTTGCCCGTGGAGTGCGACTATTTCCGGAGCCGAACCCCGGTCGCGGTGATCAACGATAGCGGGTACATTGGGCCACTCTTCACGGGGTGGCCTTTGTGCGTACTTGATTTGGTGATTATGGTGTGACACAATCAAGGCTCCATTGTTGACTACTAGGAAGGCTACACATGTCTACTGATATTGCTTGTGGTAGGAGCGCGTATGTTGCGTGTTCTCGGGATGCTGATGATCGTGTTGAGGTGAGTACGAATCCTGATCTTGTTGATCCGGGGTTTGTGCATGTGAGTGTGACTCAGGAGTCTGACTCGAATGAGGTTGTGCTTACGAAGGCTAGTGCGTTGTTTCTTGCTGATCAGTTGAAGACGATTGCGTCATCGCTTCGAGAGATTGCTCCTGAGCGTGTGGAGTCGCCTTGTTCTGATGGCCGGTATCACATTGTGCGTGTGAGGTTTACTCCGACTGGTTCACAGTATTGTTATTGGGCACCGTTGGGTGCGCGGGTGGGTGATGCGTTGAAGGTGACTACTACTCGTGGTTCGAGTCTTGTGGAGATTGTTGATTTGGGGCGCGGGTTTTATGAGGGTACTGTTCGTCATAGTGATGCGTGGTTTCCGAGGAGTGGAGCATGAGTAGTCGTCGCGTGTATCGTTATCGACTCCCGCTACATGGCGTGTCTGTGGAGACTGATTGGCCTGTGGGTTCGGTTCCTATCAGCGTCGCCTTACGGGGTGACGAGTTTGATGTGTGGGCTGATGTCCCGTATCCGGATCTTAGGAAAGTCTCTAAGCGATTCTTTGTTGTTGGTACTGGCCAGAGTGTTCCTGATGGCGATGTGTTCTTAGGAACGCTTGTACAGTTTGCGGAGGATGCTCCTGATGGGCGTTGGGTGTGGCATGTGTTTCATGATCCGGAGGATGGTGTGTGATGGCTGATTTGTCTGTGTCGTGTTGGAACTGTGGGCCGCGTGATCATGGGATTAAAGAGGGTGATCCTCGTATCGAGTTTCGCGATGGCACGTTTTGTTGTAGGAGTTGCTTGGTTGAGTTCCATGCTCCTGCGGCCATCGACTTGCTGCGTACGATGAGTCATGCGCGTGAGTCTCTGTTTAATGTGCGTGATGATGTTGAGTCTGGGAGGATTACAGCTTCGGAGATTTGTCGCATGCTCAAGCGTGTTGAGGACTTGTTGGATGTGAAGGGATTGGGTGATTATGTCTAGTCGTAAGCCTAGGTATGTGGTTGAACGTGATTGGCGTGGGCCTTACGTGAGGTTTGTTCCTCTCGGGACTGTGCGTCGAACGTTTACTGAGCGTGGTGCTATTCGTAAGGCGAAGCGTTTGAATCAGCCTCCTGTGAGGATTTGGCCGAAGGAGGATGAGTCGTGAGTAGTCTTGAGCGGTTGCAGGATAATGTGATCATCGCGGTCAGGGATTGCATGGTCGAGTTCGGGGGTTGGAGGAACTATCCCGAGGATAGTGTTATTGGGAAGCTGTCGATTGCGCTTCGGGAGCTTGATGAGGCTACTGATCCTTGGAAGCTTTTGGAGGAGGCTGCGTGTTGGCACGATTCTGGTACTAGTGGCCCTCCGTATCCTCCGGGCTGGATGGATAAGGTGTGGAGTATGATTAAGTCTCGAGCGAATCGCGTAGAGGGTGAGGACGAGTCGTGATGAGTAAGTCTGGTGCTTATGCTAGTGCAGAGTCTCACGTGATTCTTCAAGCACGCTTATTGAAGAATCTGATTGACGAGGATGAGGATCGTGTAAGGCTTAGTATTGGCTCGTCTTTGTGGACGCGTTTGGATGAGTTGTTTGCTGCACTCGATGAGTTGGATGTTGTGGTTGCTGATGAGTGTGAGCCTATTCTTCCGGTGACTCCTTGTCCGGGTGCTGCGTTGAAGCGTGTGGTCGATGGGACTCACGAGTATGGCGATCAGCATTTGGTAACTATCGCTGGTGATCATCCGTTGATTGGGGAGAGTATCTCTGTGTTCCGTATTCTGGGTGCGTATTTTCAGGGTGTTGCTGATCATAGTGATAGTGAGGCTATTGTTGATAGTGCTGTTGCGTATGGTGAGTGGTGTAGTCGTATGGCTACTCAGTGGGAGGATTTAGCGTGAGTGAGTTGGAGCAGGCGGTAATCAAAGCCGCACAAACGAATAAACAATCAGGAGAATTAGCATGACTAAGAAATACGAAATCACAAACGAATCACACCCACACGATCCAACTCTCAGGCGCATAAAAGCACTACGCGACATCAAGCGTTATGGAGTGAAGAAGGGTGATAAGGGCGGATACGTCCAGAAGGAAGCGCAACTGGATCAGTACGGCGATGCGTGGGTGTACGGCGATGCGTGGGTGTACGGCGATGCGTGGGTGTCCGGCAATGCGCTGGTGTACGGCAATGCGCGGGTGTACGGCAATGCGCGGGTGTACGGCAATGCGCTGGTGTACGGCAATGCGCGGGTGTACGGCAATGCGCTGGTGTCCAGCGATGCGCAGGTGCTACTCATTTCATTCGTAGACAACTACTCCATCACTGTATGGCGTGAAGCTGGTGGGCACGGCGTGAACTATCGAGGCCAATCACGCACAGTGTATGACGCGGAATCGTGGTTGCCAGATGGTCATAAGGACTTGGCGGCCTACTTGAGGGCGCGCGTGGATTCGTGGCCGAAGGATGAGCCAGCGAAAGTTGATGAGCACGCCGAATTGCGTGAGCGATTGTTGAAGGCGGAGGCTGAGGTTGCGGCGGTTCGTGAGGCGTTGAGCGTTGGAGTGGAGGCGAACCCATGAAGAATAGAACCTATAGTGGAATCGTGGAAACCCTGTCCATATTCAGTAGCGCGTTTCCGGGCAAGAGTTTTCATCCGGTGCGAATGAGGATGCACCCGGCAACACTGGTTGAGCTTAAGGCTCTTTGGAAGGCTCCGACGCGCGGCGGTTACATGATCGACGTCGGGGGCACGCTGTTCGGAATACCGATTGAGTCTGACCAGTCTCTTGCAGAGTTTGAGGTTCGGTATGAGGTATCTGCGCCGATTGCGGTTTGGAGCGAATGATGACTGATGGTTTCATCCCAGCAAGCGAACGCGAAGCTGCGTACACCTTGGCAAGGGAGGCGGCTTTTGATTCACGTGGATACGAGGGCGCGATCTTGGAAGTGGCCAATCACGCGCAGGTTGCGGATCGGCGTATCGCGGAACTCGAAGCCGAACGCGACAATCACGCAAAGCACGTAGAACAGGTTTCAAGCCTATTGCAAGAGCGAGTACGGATTGCGCCAGCCGACTTAGTAGAGCAGCTTGCGGAGGCGCGGAGTCTCATAGACGAACTCGCGGAACAGCTAATCGAACATAGCTCAACGAATGGAAGCGCAAAGATCCCGTCACACCATAAAGCCAACACAGTGCTTGCCAAGGTTGAGGCGTATCGAAAGGAACAAGCATGAGTAAGTGCATAAGGCAGTCTTGTGATAACCCTCCGGCGTTCGGAGCCTTTTGCATTGACCACGTAGACGATGAATACAAGGACGTGGGCATCGTAGAGGCTGCTTTCAGGCTACGGGACGCGCGAAAACGGATGGACGATGCTCGGGGCAGTAACGACCACTATGGACGTGCTCAGTTACGAGAGCAGGAGGGTCGTGCTGGTCGGGCATTAGATAAGGCCGTGGACATGCTCCGCGAGATTCAGGACGGTAAAGCATGAGCGACCACATTCTCAGAGAGTCCGTAGAAGAACTAGTCGAGGCAGCGGTCCGCAGAGGATTCGATGCAGGTTACGCCGCTGCGGTGAAAGACATAGTGGCATGGCTACGGGGGAGCATAAGAAACAGACTCGCCGACAGGATTATGCGGGGCGAAGCGAAAGGCGCAAGCAATGAGTAGAGGCGAGCTACTATTCTCGGTCAGTATTAAAGATTGCAAAGTAGAGTCCCTGCGTAACAGTAAAGGCGCTGGTGGACAGCATCGCGATAAGACCAGTAGCGCCCAGAGAGTTACTCACGAGCCAAGTGGAGCTAGCGCGTATTGTCAGGATCATCGCGAGCAGTATCGCAATAAGCGTGATGCGTTCCTGAAGATGATTAGAACTCCACAGTTCAAGTCGTGGCATCGTCGGATGATTAATGAGTTGAGTGGGATGCCTACTGTTGAGCAGGTTGTCGAAGAGCAGATGACTGAGTGTAACATCATGATTGAGGTTCGCGGCGAGAAGGGTTGGGAGAAGATATGAGCGTGTCTATTAACTGCATCCCTAGCCGCACTAGATACAGGATGACTCTCGAGTTACATTGCACTAAGTGCGATAGTTACTTCGGTTGGTACCCTGATGATGAGGCTGGCTATGCCGATGCCATGTCGCGCAAGACTCTGCATGAGTCTAGCTGTGTTGGCAATGAGGAGCTAATGCTGCAGATGAGGGAGCAGATCAAGGCGCGTAAAGCCGTGTATGACGCGCTAGACGATGATACGAATAATCGAGTGATTGCAAACAGCGGAACCGAGTCATTGCAAACAGCGGGATCTGTGGATAAGGAATCGAGTTACCCACAGTTAGACGTTGACGGGGGGAAGCTCAAAGATTGGTCTACGACCATTCTACTCGTAGCGTCACCAGAGCTTCCCGGTCGTATGGCTGAAGCATTGATCGCATTGGATGAGTGTAACTATGATCATGATTGTGGTGGCGAGGGTGACTATCCGCGTTGTAAGGAGTGTCGTGCTGTGCGTTTACTGCGTACGATGATATTGGAGCTTGGCACTCACGGGATTGGTCGATAACGCCGTTCGGCGAATAATGCTACCCATTCCCCTCATATCGCCCAGAATATAGCCGAGCGGCGTTAACGGTCATACGGCTCGCGATTAACGGTCATACAAGGTTCGGCACAATAGTGTGCATGACTCAACTAGCTAGACCACGCAGTAACTGGGGCGCAGCGAAGCCGAAGAAGAATCCTGTTCGAGTGAACTGGGATGCGAGTACCGTGGAGCGAGCGCACCACACGGCTACGCGTAAGCCGAAGGGTAAGACTCGCAAGCTTCTCATTGAAGACGAGCAGCGTTGTATGCGCGAGATCCAGTCTGCGGCGATGAAGGGTAAGGACGCGAAATATAGCGATATTCCCTACAACTTCCTGATCATGCCGTCTGGTCGTCGCTATACCGGGCGTGGCGCAGAGATCCTTGGCGGGCACACTCTTGGTCATAACACTGATGTGGGCATTGCGTTCGTCGGGAACTATGAGATTGATAAGCCTACAGTCGCTTCGCTTGTTTCATTCTGGCAGCTACGTCGTGAGCTTCGTAAGCGTTACGGCATCAGCGTTAAAGTGTATCCGCACTCTGACACGTTCCCGACTGCTTGCCCCGGTAAGTACTTGAAGAAGGCTCTGAAGATTTAGGAGCCTGATGGGTGATGTTGTTCACATAGGAGCGGGCGGCTCATCGTGGGGTCGCATGGATGGTGAGTCCTCTGGAGAGTACGCGCTGTTTGAGGAGTATGTGCGGCTTGGAGACTTGAAGCGAGTAGCTTCTGGATCTGGAGTATCCCTTGCGCGTGTTAAGCGTGCAGCGCAAGTCTGGGATTGGAAGAGTCGGAAGGAAGCGCTCGTGTCCGAGGGGCAGAGTGTTCTCACGTCTAGCGCGTTCCTTGAGGGTGTCGTCTATGAGAAGGCTGTGCAACTTGTGGCTGAGAAGCTGCTGGAGCTTGGACTCGACACGCTCACGCTGCGAGATCCTAGTCTTATTCCTGTTGAGACTGCACAGTCTATGGTTCGTGACGCGGTGGGTATCCTGAAGGGTCGGGACGCTGCGGATATCAATGTGAAGATTAGCCGCGAGGAGAGCGTCGCGTTCATTGATGGATTGGTCGGGGAGATTCTCGACGCAGAGGTTATTGATGAGACTGAGTGAGGAGTCTCGCGCAAAGCTCGCGAAGCTTCCCGATGATCAGAGGCTTATGGCGATTTGTGCTATCCGCGCTCGACTATGGCAGAAGCTTGCGCGTCCAGATCAGATCCCTCCGCATGTTTCACTGCCATGGTTCCTCTGGTATTTTCAGGCTGGTCGTGGTGGAGGAAAATCGCGGTCAGCGTCTGAGTGGATCGTAGAGCAGCTTGGTAGGCGTCCCGGTACTAGAGGGTTCCTTATGGGTCCGACGATGCGTCACGTCCATCAGGTGATGCTTCAGGGAGAGTCTGGAGTCCTGAGTCTCGTGGGAGACAATACGACGTATAAGTTCCGCGAGTTGAAGAATGAAGTCGTCTTCGCGAATGGTAGTGTCCTGATCTTGTACACGTCTGAGCGGCAGGACTTGTTTCGTGGTAACGAGTTCCATTACGGATGGATTGATGAGCCTGCAGAACTAGAGCGCGGGCTTGACGCTTGGGAGACTATTACTCCAGCGATCCGTTTAACTGACGGACTGCCGACGCATACGCTCGTGACTGGGACTCCTAAGCAGAAGCCTTTGACGAAGTACTTGAAGAAGCTATGCGAGTCTGATACTGAGCGTCACGTATTCCGTCAAGGATCTACGCTCGACAATATGTCGAATCTTGACGCGGGTATGATCGCGCAGATTGAATCTCGTAAGGGCACGCGCTGGTATCGTCAGGAGATTCTCGGCGAGCTACTCGAGGATGCGGAGGACGCGCTCTGGGATAGCTTGTTGATCGAGAATATCCAGATCCCGAAAGCAGAGCTTCCCAAGTTTGATCGCAAGGTACTCGCGATAGACCCAGCATTGTCTACAGACAAGAAAGCTGATGAGACTGGCATTGTTCTTGGCGCTCGAGGCGTTGACAAGAAGGCTTACATCCTAGCTGACTACAGCTTGCAAGCTTCAGCGCTAGAGTGGGCTAGGCTTGTTGCAAAGATTGCAGTAGAACAGAAGGTTCGTGAGGTCATTTACGAGCGCAACCTAGCCGGGCCACTGCTCGAGGAGATACTGAAGAAGGTTCTAGGCGAGCATGCGCCGGGCGTGAAGCTCACTCCGGTACACGCGAATAAGAGCAAGATGCACAGGGCCGAGCCTGTGTCTGCAGCGTACTATGGTGGCAAGGTCATGCACTGCTTCGACTATATCGCTGGCCGAGACTTGTCAGACCTCGAGTCGCAACAGACTACGTGGAGTCCTTCTGACACGAAGAGTCCGGACAGGATCGACGCGCTCGTTCACTTGGTTGATCGGCTCGTGATTCGTACAGGCGGCATGACTGCTATCGCTCCTGATCGTATTCGTATCTAAAACGAAACCCCCGCCAGAGCGAGGGTCGCGTCATGATTCTGATTGTTATGTGGATCAGATCGAGGGTTTCTTGTTTTTGTGCGGGAGACTTATACGGCGCTCCCGCGATAGTTACCGCTTACCTCCGTGTTACCACGTTACGAGGGAAGACTTGACCCCTGCTGGCTCTGGGTCGAATACGCCTTCGAGCTTCGCCATGCGTTCTGCCATTGCCTCCGCTTGTATTTTGGCGACTTCTACGAATCCGTCATCATTGGGACAAGAACTCAAGATGTTCGTTAGCGCCAGTCCATATGCTGCGCACGGCTCTGGGAAGTGGCTGGGATCGGCGTGCCCTAGGACGTATGCTTCTACAGCGACTGCGTCCTTGTCTGCGCGTCCAACGTCTTCCCATGCGTCGTCAGACTTGAAGTAGTAGTCGTATCGTGGATTGTCTAATCCTAGTTCCACGCGGATGCTGTCGATGATACTGAGGCACAGGTCATGCTCAAGCGCAGCTTGTCCTTCAGTCTTCCATGTTCCGACGCAATCACCAACGATTGCTTCAGCAGCATCGTGCAGGAGTCCGAGTAGCGAGAATCGTGGATCGCATAATGCTGACACGAAGATGCTGTGTTCAAGGACACTGATGTGTTTCTCGGTCTGACCAGCGAATCGCGTGATAGCCGTTAGCCCTCGCGCTACGTCGTCTAGCGTAGGTAGCTGCCCGGTGTGGCGAGGGTCGTGTGTTGGGAATACTGCTTTACCTGAGTGGGTAATCATCTGTGCCTTCCTGCGCGGCATAATAGGCCGCATGACGATTGTGGTTTTGTATCTGTTAGCTGTTGCTCGGATTACTAGATTATTGGGACGGGATGTTATCACACAACGATTGCGTGACGCAATCTTCGTCTTCAGTCCACCACCGATTGATACGCCCGGAGCGAGTGACGCTACGTGGGCGCACGTGAAAGTTTCCGGTTTCCGGAATAAGTTGAAGCTCTTATGGCGAGCGCAGCGTGGAGACTGGGATTATGTTCAGCAGCACGTCGGCGAGACAACTCCCGGTTTTTTCGGAAAACTTTTTTCTTGTGCAGATTGTCTCTCGGTCTGGGTAGCTGCTGGTCTTGGATTGTTCTATTGGGCATATCCTGATATCGCGTACTGGGTACTGCTTGTTTCTGCGGGCGCTCTAGTCGCGAGCGCTAGTCAACGACTCATCTTCAAGGACTAGGTGTGAGCGAACAGGAGCAAACCATCGTCCAGCTACTCCTCCTCTCCGATGGGGATCATGGGGTTGTGTGCGAGAAGCTAGGCGTGGACGAGAGTGATGTGGAGCAAGCATGGCTCAGGCTCTATGGTGACGCTCCACCAGTCCTGCGTCGTAACCGTAGCTTAGTGTGTCAGTGGCATCGCGCTCAAATGATTCGTAATCGCGCTACAGCGAGTGGAGACTTGCGAGCGGAAATGAAAGCCGAGGAGCTACTGCGTAGACTCTTGGCCGGGCGCGTGTAGGCAGGATATTAGAGCATGACTTCACGATTTGATATTGGCAAAAAGGAAGAGGCGCACCTTACTGGTGCGTCCGAGTTTATCTCCGCAGATAATCCTGCTTCTCCGAAGATGATTCGTGGCAGGCAGCAGAACTGGCAGCGCCGAGTATTCGCTTTCAGCGATGCCATACCAGAGGTCGGAGCGGCTGCTCGCTGGATCTACAACGCTGTCAACAAGGTTGAGTTTAAGAGCGCGAACGGCAATGCTGCCATCGACGCAGAACTGCTGCTGCTCGACGCTGGTCGTATAGCGCAGCACCTCATGCTGGTAGGAGAATCCTACTTATTGTCTGGAGAGAAGATCCCGAGTCGCTGGGAAGAGCTTGCTCCCGGTGAGTATGAGTATGAGAAGGGGAAGTCTAAGTACCGTGTTAATAGCGGGTCGATGGCTCCAGTTCCTGCTGGCACGGATATTCTCCGAGTATTCATTCCACAGCCGAAGGATCGGTTCGCTGCGGATAGTGTTCATCGTGGGATGCTCGATTTGCTGGAGGCGCTCTACCTCCACCAACTGGCCGATGTTACGCTTGGCGGGTCGCGAGCGGCATGGGCTGGGTTCCAGTACATTCCCGCGAATGAGCTAACCGAGAATCCTCCCGGTCATAAGGGTGAGCCTGAGCCGGGAACACGCGAGTGGCTAGCACAGGACATCAGCAGGTTCCTACGCGAGAGTATCACTAAGGGCGGGGATCGCGATAAGGTCTTAATGCCATACTTGCTATTCGGCGATGCCGAGTATGCGGATGGTTTGAAGCACATGCTTCCAGAGCGCAGTGATGATGGCGAGGGATTCACTAAGCGCATTGAGGGATATGTGAAGCGCTACGCTCGCACGACTGGAGTTCCAGCCGAGGTGATCCTTGGTTATGAGGATGCTTCACATTGGTCTGCGTACAAGATGTCAGAGGACGGGTACCGCTACTATGTAGCTCCACTCGTGAAGATCATTACAGACGTATTGACGCGCCTATATTCTGAGCGTGCAGGTACGCTGACCTTGATCACTGCCGATCCGCAGGCACTCATTTCTAAGCCAGACTTGACTGATGCCGCCATCAGACTATTCCAGCTTGGAGCGCTCAGTGCTGAGGCTGCGATTGTAGCTGCTGGATTCAAGCCTGAAGATATCGGTACCGGAACTGCTGTGGCTACTACTCCGAATACTATGGGGGAGAATCAGCACTCTGGAGTTGATCGTACAGGGCAAGCTCCTCGCGCCGGGACTGGTAGCGTGGTATAGTTAGATTACTAGCAAGTACCTTGCTCTGGCCCTCTCCCGGTTCTAGCCTTCCGGGGAGAGGGCCTTCTTATTGGCATCATAAGTTGCATGCCAGCACCACTTAATCCGCCCACCGAATGGTTCTCTCCGCCAGAAGAGGGAATCCCTACAGATAAGCGCATCACGATTGATGCTGACGGTAGGGTCTATGGCTATATCGCTCTCCGTGGTTCATGCCATGTTGGGATGGAGGGATGCGTTACTGCTCCGCTTGGACAGTCGAAGAGTGGGTACGAGTTCGCTCATCAGGGTGAGACTCTGACTGCTTCCGGTGATATGGTTCGTACCGCTGTGATTCCGGGGGGGATTGCGCATGCTGGTACTGGAATGAGCGCAGATGAGGCGGGCGATGTTTACGCTAATACTGGACGTCAACTCATGCGAGTGCGCTACGGTGAGGATGCGAATGGTTTGTGGTTCGCGGGGAGCCTCTTCCCAGACGTGTCTGAGTTGGATATTGCGCGAATACGCGCTTCCAGTATCAGTGGCGATTGGCGCTGGCAGTCTGGGTGGCGCAAATCTGGTAGCGGAGCAGAGTTCGTAGGAGCTTGCCTAGTAAACATTCCGGGCCTACCAATCCCGGCTAAGGGTAGCGAGCGTATCGCAATGGGCAATGGTAAGCCTTTCGCGCTCGTTGCTTCACTCTTCCCTAACGCAGACACATTCTTGACTGCTGACGGGTCAACTACTACAGAAGGAGCGACAGTGACTGAAGAGGCTGGTACCGAAACTGAGGCGAGTGTAGAATCCACACCTTGCTCATGTACGGGACATACTGGAGAATCTGATGCTGCTGGGAATGATAGCGACACTGGCGATGCTGGAAGCGATACTACTGCTGCTGGAGTTGATGGCGAGGCTAGCGGAACAGAGTCTGTTGAGGATCGGCTTGCCCGGATTGAGCAGACTGTTCTCAGTATGACTGAGCCTGTGAAGGCTTTGTATGACGCTCATGCTGCTGATGCTCGTAAGCGCGAAGCAGAGGTGCTATTCGCCGCGTTCGTAGAGGAATAGCTTGCGGAGAGATCCGTAATACCGACGCCCCCGGCTTGTCTGGGGGCGTTGTCACGTGGCGGCATAATACGCAGCGAAGTAACCCGAGTACAAGGATTTGCACAATACAATGGACGAGCTTCTCAAGCGACTAGCCGAGATCCGCACACGAGCGCAAGAGCTTCGTGGTGTTGAACTAACCGACGAGGTTCTGGCTGAAATCAAGGCACTCGCTGCCGAGCAGGACACTATCAACGAGAAGGTTGCAGCACTCGAGAGTGTTGAAGCTCTCGCTGCAGAGCCTGAAGAGGCTCCTGCCGAGGAGACTCCCGCCGAGGAAGCTCCGAAGGAAGATGCTCCTACAGAGGAGGCTCCGAAGGAAGAGCCTGCCGAGGAGCTAGCGCTTGCTGCTTCTGCTGGTATCGTTGACGCGGTAGAGACTCCTGCTGCTCCACGCTCCGTCTTTATCGCTTCCGCTTCTTCTGGTCTTCCAGAGGCCGGTAGCGAGATCGACTACGCTGGTGTTGTTGACGTTGCTCGCCGAGCTTTCGCTGCAGACGCTGGTCTTAATCGCTTCGCACAGATCAGCAATCGCCAAGACGGTGGTGCTGTCTCTAGCCGCAAGGGTGCAATCGAGAACACTCGCACGATGATTGCTGCAATGCCTGACGGCCCAGTGCAGTCCATGGTTGCCGCAGCTTGTTTCTGTCCACAAGAGGATCGCATCCGCGAGATCATGACTCCACTGCAGAACGGGCGGCCATTCGCTGACTTGTTCGGCAAGGTGGATGTGACTGGTCGCTTCAACTACGTTCGCGGGCTTGCTCTCAGCGTTGTTGATCCGGGCGTCAATCAGTGGACTTGTGTTGAGCAAGAGCTACTCGAGTTCGACACTCCTGCTACTTGGAAGCCTTGTGTTGATCTTCCTTGTCAGGATGATGTCAGCGTTGAGCCTTACGCTATCTACGCTTGCGGTAACGTCACTACGTTCCAGCAGGTGTCTAGCCCAGAGCTTATCGAGAACTTCCTCTACACCATGGGCGTACTATACGACCGTGTTGCCGAGACTCTCCTGCTCGACGCGTTCGTCGCTTCCAGTAACGTGTTCACTTACACGCTTGCTACGAAGGGTATCCTGCATAGCTTGATTCGCCTGCTCTCCGCACTGCCTGCAGTGTCTCAGTATGGTAACCGACTGGATTGGAGCGGGTACACTCTCGTTCTTCCTCCCGGCCTCATCGAGACTCTCATTGGCGACGAGCATCTTCGTGGCTTCACTAAGGGTATCACTCGCGAAGAGTTGATCTCTAACCTCCGCT